CCCGATCGTGCGGTTGGGGGCCCGCCCAGAGCCGCCACTTTCCCTGAATGACCGGGCGCAGACCGAGTGGAACCGGGTTGTGAACCGGATGCCATCGGACTGGTTCACCGATGAAACCCTGTCGCTCCTGCAAGCCTTCTGCGAACACGTCGCTGAGGGAGAAGCGATCCAGCTGATGATCGAGCGGGTGCGCAAGCTGGCGATGACCGACGACGAAGCGTTCGGTCGATACAAGCAGCTTTGCGCGTTGAAAGAGGCACAGACGCGGGCAGCCTTGTCCTGCGCGACCAAGATGCGCCTAACGCAGCAGTCCAGCTACACCGACAAGGCGAGCGGGACAGCCAAGCGTGCCAGCGCGGGCGGGCGGAAGCCTTGGGAGACATGAGGATTCACAAAGTATAGCGTTCGCGCTACAAAGAACGGGCAGATTTGGTGCTGGTAACACCGCCTCTGCCCTAATCGTCTGACCTGTGTGGAGGCCATCGGACTGTGGACTATCATCGCATATATCGCGAGTTCATCAAGGACCGTCGCGAGAAGGAGCCGGGTCTGACCGGCTACACCGAGTGTCATCATATCCAGCCCCGCAGCCTGGGCGGCGGCGATGAGCCTGAAAACCTGATCCGGTTGACTGCGGAGGATCACTACTTCGCGCATTTGCTTCTAGCGAAGATGCACGGCGGCCGCATGTGGGCTGCCGTTTACGCCATGTGCTACCTCGCCAATGATGCGACGGGCCGAGATCGTAGCAAGCTTTCGGTGCGCATTGAGTTCGGACATGTCCGGCGCAGCTTGGCCGAATATTACCGGAGCATACTGAGCGGCCCTGATGGTAAGATCGCTGACAAGCGGGTGTTCGTATTGCATCACCAAGATGGCCGCGTTGCGCGAGGCAACAGGTTTGAGCTTTCCGATGTTACAGGGGTAACACGGCAGCAGATCAGCGCCCTTCTGCGCGGAGCAAAGAAGAACGCGCACGGATGGTATTGCAAACTCCACAACCCGCATGGGTTGACCAGGGGGGATTTGCTGTCAGTCGCACTTAGCGATGATACGGTTCATACGCTGTATCATTATGATGGCCGCAAGTGGTCGGGGACACTGTCCGAGTTCAAGGAGATGACCGGCTGTCGAATGACATGGCAGGGCAGTAATCATAGATCGATCAAGGGCTGGTATCGTTCGAGGGCGGATGCATCGCGGCACTTCGATAGAATATCAGACAAGGCCAAGAGAACCGCTGCTTGCCGGGGCGACATATCAGGTGCCGCAAACCCGAGGCATGACGCAACGGTTTACGAGTTCTGGAACCATCTTACAGGGTGTCGATTCAGCGGCACGCGGTTTGATCTTTGCCAAACGGCAGGCATTCCCTACGGAGAGATGAGCGAGCTCATGGCCGAGCGGCGGCAAAGTGTTAAAGGCTGGACGTTATGGCGCAGGCGAAACGAGAAATTCAGGAAGCCGAGAGCCGAGCGGAGCGCAATATCAGATGGTGCGAAACGCACCTTAGAATACCAGAGGGAAAGTTTGTCGGTCAGCCATTGAAGATGGCGGAGTTTATGAGGGAAGACTTCCGGGCCATCTTTGATAATCCCCACGGAACCCGGCGAGCGATCATCTCAAGGGGGCGAAAGAACGCAAAGACAGTAGAAACAGCGATGCTGATGTTGCTGTTTCTGTGCGGCCCAGAGGCGAAGGCAAACAGCCAGCTTTACAGCGCCGCACGCAGCAGGGAGCAGGCTGCGGTGCTGTTCGCGCTGGCAGCGAAAATGATCCGCATGTCGCCGGATTTATCCGCAGTGGTGACGATCCGAGAGAGCGGGAAGCAGATTGTCTGCCCGGAACTTGGGACCGTCTACCGGGCGCTGTCGGCTGATGCGTCTACGGCTTTTGGCTTGTCCCCCCGGTTCCTGGCGCACGACGAACTGGGCCAAGTGAAGGGATCGCGTGACTCGCTTTACGAGGCCCTTGAGACGGCCACAGCAGCGCAGGAAGACCCTCTAAGCGTCGTCATCAGCACGCAGGCACCAACGGACGCTGACCTGCTGTCGGTGCTGATCGAGGACGCAAAGGGCGGGCATGATCCGCGCACAGTTCTGCGGTTCCAGACGGCGCCGGATGATCTTGATCCGTTCAGCGAGGAAGCGATACGGGCGGCAAACCCTGCCTTTGACGTGTTCATGAACCAGCAGGAAGTGCTGGCGATGGCCGAGGATGCCCGGCGGATGCCATCGCGGCAGGCCGAGTTCGAGAACCTGGTGCTGAATCGCCGGGTTGAGGCTTCGGCGCCATTCGTGAGCCGCTTGGTCTGGCAGGCGTGCGGCGGTGATCCTGCGGAGTTCGACGGACTTCCCATTTACGGCGGCCTTGACCTTTCTGAAGTGAATGACCTTACGGCGTTGGTGCTGGTTGCGCCCGCTGACGGCCTTTGGCATGTCAGGCCCACATTCTGGCTGCCCGCCAGGGGGCTGGCTGACAAGGCCAGAGCAGACCGCGTGCCTTACGATCTATGGGCGAAGCAGGGCTGGCTTGATACCGCACCGGGGCCGACTATCGAATATCAGTATATCGCGGAATATCTGGCTGATCTGTTCGACAAGCACGACGTGCGGAAGATTGCTTTCGACCGCTGGAACTATAAGCACCTTCGCCCCTGGCTGGCAAAGGTGGGGTTCAGCGAAAGCCAGCTTGAGGGCGACGATGCGGTGTTCGAGCCCTTCGGACAGGGCTTCGCATCAATGTCGCCCGCGCTCCGCGATCTAGAAAGCGTGCTGCTGAACGAGAAACTGCGGCACGGGAACCATCCCGTGCTGGAGATGTGCGCGCACAATGCGACCGTCCAGACGGACCCGGCCAGAAACCGCAAGCTCGCCAAACCGGGCGGGAATGCCCGCATTGACGGCATGGTCGCTCTGGCGATGGCAATGAGCGTTGCCGGGACGTGGCAGGACAACAGTGAGAACGAGGCGAACATGGATAGCTTCTTCGCCTCGCTGGGGGCTGCCTGATGGGCGTCCTCGACTGGCTGGGGCTTCAGCGGAAGGCGGATATCGTCAAGCCGTTGTCGCTCGTCAATAACGAGGGCTGGTATGAGCCGGTGCCTGACGCGGGCGAGATCGTCACCGAGACGAGCGCGCTGGCTGTCTCGGCCGTGTGGGCCTGTGCTAACCTGATCTCGGGCACGATTTCGTCGCTGCCCTTTCAGGTGTTCCGGCGCAACGCGGATGGTTACAACGAGCCGGACCAGCGTCATCCGCTCTATCGGGTGCTTCACGACAGCCCGAACTATGACCAGACGGCACTGGATTTCTGGGATTACGTCAACTTGAGCCTCGAACTGCGGGGCAACGCCTACGCGGACATCAGGCGCAACCGCGACGGGCAGGTGATCGCCCTGCGGCCGGTCAAGCCGGACCTGGTATCGGTGCGCCGCACGGACTCGGGCCCGCTGAGATACACATGGACCGAGGACGGGCGCCGGTATGACCGCGGCGAGCGGGACGTGCTGCACATTCGCGGGCCGGGCGGCGACCCTCTCACTGGTATGTCCACGCTGACGGTCGGGCGGCAGGTGTTTTCGGCGGCGATGGCGGCAGAGCGGGCAGCGGCCGGTATGTTCCGCAACGGGATGCGGCCGAGTGGCGTCCTGAAGTTCACCGACTGGCTTTCGCCAGAGCGCCGGCAGGTCGCCGAAAGCCACATGGTCGCCAAGTATCAGGGCGCCATGAATGCCGGGCGGCCTTTTATTTTGGAAGGCGGGACAGAATATCAGGCGCTGAGCATCAGCCCCGAAGACGCGCAGATGCTGGAAACGAGGGCTTTCAGCGTCGAGGAAATCTGCCGGTTCTTCGGCGTTCCCCCGGTGATGATCGGGCACACGTCAAAGACGACCAGTTGGCCGACGGGCGTCGAGCAACAGGTGCTGATGTTCCAGAAGTTCACGCTGCGTCGCCGCCTCAAGCGGATCGAGCAGGCAGTGGCGATGCAGCTTTTGTCGGCTGAGGACCGTGCGCAAGGCGTGTCGGTCGAGTTCAATCTTGAGGGGCTGCTGCGCGGCGACAGCGCAGCGCGGGCTTCTTTCTACCAGACTATGACGCAGATCGGCGGCATGACGATCAACGAGGTCCGCAGGCTGGAAAACCTGCCGCCCGTAGCGGGCGGGGATACCCCCAGGATGCAGATGCAGAATGTGCCGATCGAGGAGGCTGGCAATGCAGACCAAGCAAGCTGATCCGGTTCTGGAGATCAAGAGCCTGTCAGAGACGGGCGAGATCGAGGGCTACGGGTCTACCTTCGGGGGGGAGCCTGACAGCTACGGAGACGTCATCGCACCCGGGGCGTTCTCGGACAGCCTGAAGGCTCACACTGCCAAGGGCACCATGCCGAAGATGCTCTGGCAGCATGACCGCAACGAGGTCATCGGCAAGTGGACCGGCGCGGTTGAGGACGACCACGGGCTGCTGATCCGCGGCAAGCTGAACATGGACGTGCAGCGCGGGCGTGAGGCTTATGCCCTGCTGAAAGACGGGGCGATGGACGGCTTGTCGATCGGCTATCGGATCGAACCGAACGGTTACGACAGCGACGACGAAACCGGGGTCTGGACTCTTAAGAAGCTCGATCTGTTCGAGGTCAGCGTCGTGACAATCGGCGCCAATGAAAATGCCACCATTCACAGCGTCAAGGCCATGAAGGCCGCCCATGACCTGGTGGAACGACTGAAGGCCGGGGACCGGCTGACGGAGCGCGAGTTCGAGACGATGCTCAAGGGGACCTTGGGCTTTTCCAACTCGCAGGCCGAGCGCGCCGCGCGCTTGTGCCTGAAAGGGCAGGGGGAACCTGTCGAAGCGGCGAGTGCGGCTGACTTTGCGTCGGCCTTTCAAGCCCTGATGGGCTGACACCCGACAAGAAGGAGGTTCCCATGTCGGATCAAACCAAATCCGCGGCCGAGCTGGCTGCGGAAACGAAGGCGGCTGTCGACAAGGCGGTCGATGCGGTCAAGGCCGTTGCAGAAGAGGCGCTCGGCAAGGCCAAGGCCGGTGAGCAGATGACCGAGGCCGTCAAGGCCCGCGCCGACGAGGCGCTGGTGGAGGTCAACGGCCTGCGGGCCAAGCTCGATGAGTTTGAGCAGCGGGCGGCCCGCGACGGGGGCGTCGGTGACGAAGCCAAGTCGCTCGGCGAGCAGTTCGTCAGCGACGAGCGCGTCAAGGCGTTCCTGACCAGCGAGCAGTCGTCTGGCAAGGCTGATATGCGCTTCAAGGCGACAATCACGTCTGCCACCACGGCCGCCGCTGGTTCCGCCGGCGCTGGCGTGACGACCACCCGCCTTCCGGGCATCCTGGATCGCCCGCGCCGGCGTCTGACCGTGCGCGATCTGCTGTCGCAAGGACGGATGGACGGAAACACGCTCGAATATGTCCGCGAGACCGGCTTCAACAACAACGCCGCGCCGGTCGCCGAGAGCAACCTCAAGCCGGGCTCGGACATCCAGTTCGATCTGGTGAACACCTCCGCGAAGGTCATCGCGCACTGGATGAAGGCTTCGCGCCAGATCCTGAGCGATTTCTCGCAACTGCGGTCGGTCATCGACGAGCGTCTGCTGTATGGCCTCGGCTATGCGGAAGAACAGCAGCTGCTGAACGGCGATGGCACCGGGCAGAACCTGAACGGCATCATCCCGCAAGCGACTGCATATGCGGCGCCGCTGACGCTGGTTGGTGGAACGCAGATCGACACCATGCGTCTCGCTCTGCTGCAAGCCGAACTGGCAGAGTTCCCGTCCACCGGGATCGTCCTGAACCCGAAGGACTGGGCGTTCGTGGAGCTGCTGAAGGACACGCAGGGGCGCTACATCATCGGCAACCCACAGGGCACCCTGTCGCCGACGATCTGGGGCGTCGATGTCGTGACGACCCAGGCCATCGCCGAGGACAAGTTCCTGGCCGGTGCGTTCAAGATGGGTGCGCAGGTGTTCGACCGCTGGGATGCCCGCATCGAGGTCGGATATGTCAACGACGACTTCATCCGCAACCTCGTGACCATCCTCGCGGAAGAGCGGCTTGCCCTCGCCGTTTACAGGCCCGAGAGTTTTATCTACGGTGATTTCGGCCGCGTCGCTTAATAACGCTTCCGGCCGGTGGATAAAAGGAATATGATGGCCGCATCGAATAACGGATGCGGCCATCATGAAAATCACTAGAACTGCGATAATGCGGGAAAGGTCTTGCGAAACGTGCAGGGCCATCTTCCTTAGCAGATCGTCTAAAAAGAGGTTCTGCGACGATTGCTTGATTGAGCGAGAGAGGGAGGCGGACCGCCGTCGCGCCCTAGCTAAGCTCAGGTTGGCCGGGGCGCGTGCGCTTGGTAGTTCTGTCACATGCCAAAACTGCGAGGCTGCCTACATTCTCACAGTCGGGCCGTCAAAGTTCTGCGAGCCGTGCACGCTGGACCGATACAACCGATGGCAGCGTGAAAAGAGGTTGAAAGACCCTAAGGCCCATCTCTCGCAGAGG